CCTAGTCAGGCTGATCGTATCAGTTGTGAGCATAGTAAACTTCCGTGGCATATTGTTAACCCTAAAACAGAAGAGTGGGGAGAATGTATTCCCGAAGGTTACGTTCCAGATTTATTAGGCCGTCCGTGGGTTTGGGGTGTTACTGATTGTTGGTCACTCGTAAGAGATTGGTATAAACAGGAGAAAAATATTGAACTGAAAGATTATGAAAGAAATATGACACCACAGGAGTTTTTAGATGATCCTTTGTTTGAAAGTTATGCGTGGAGAACAGGATTCAGAGAACTTAGAAGTGATGAGAAGTTAGAGAAGGGAGATGTATTGTTAATGTCTATAATGCATCCAAC